CAAAAGAAGAAATGTCTAGTAAGACAGAGCTATTACAGACAGAAATTGAAATGCTAATGGGTGAAATGGAAATGATGATGCAAGAAATAAGACTAGTATCTGATGTAGCAAACGAATTAAAGAATGACCTACGCCAGGACGTAAGACGTGTTGAAAAGATTGTTAATGATGTTGAACAACAAACAAAAGAAGATTCTAGAGAAAATGCACAAGAATTAAAAACAACTATTAAAGATATAGAAGATGATATGAAAAAACTAGAAGAAAAAATAAAACAAGCACAAACAGAACTAGAAGAGAAAATAGATAAAAGGATTAAACGTGCTTTAGAAAATCCTTTAGGAGCATCATAATGAAAGTATCAGATAACACAGCGATCAGCATGCCCATGAGAAACCTTCTTAGCATACTCGCGGCCGTTGGAATCGGCGTGTATAGCTATTTTGGCATCATTGAACGCCTCAACAATATCGAGACAAATGGTAAACTAATGATTGCTGATGTTGATAAAAATACAGAATTTAGAATTAAATGGCCTCGTGGTGAAATGGGTAATTTGCCTGCGGATAGTCAGCAGGATATGTTAATTGAATTTATGGCAACGCAAATCGAAGCTATGCAAGAAGAAATGGAAGGTATGATGAGTAATACCGTAAACATAAAAAGAGCACAACAAGATATTGAAAAATTAATTCAAGATACAGAAAAACTAGAAGACAAAGTGAGGGCAAATGGAAGTCATTAGCGTAATATTAATGTTTGTTTTTGGGAATATGAATGACCAAGAAAGTCAAATGACACAATACATTCCTATGAAATCATTATCATCTTGTATGAAAGAAGTAAGATTGATGAAGAAAAAGAATACAGGATATGATAAGGATGCTTTTTGTGGTCCTGGTATTGTACACATAGAAGACGGAGAAGTAATAGCTTTATATAATGAAGTACCAGCTGGTGCTACAATGGTTAAAAAAGATATAGATGCAGCAGCATTTGAAAGATGGTCTCTTCGTGCCAAGGCTAAGTGGGATTAATGGAGCCAGTAACTATCGCTTATATTTGTTTTGGTACTCTTTGGATAATAGGAATTTTATCTTAGTCCATAGTGTAGGACGATAACTCCCATCATTCCATACCTCAAACCACGGACCCTTTCCAACTTTAACGTGACCGACCTTGGCTGGCCATTTTTGTTTTTTTATCTTATAACAAAATAATAGAAAAGACCTAAAACTATACTTGCGTCTAAAGAAAGAGACCATACGATGTAGGATCTAAACAGCCATTTTATTATTGTCTTTTTTTGCATAGAACTTAACCTTTTTTAACATGCTATGAACACCGTTATTTCTTCCGGGTGTTAATAATGTATTTAGATTCATTTTGTCAAACTCTTTTTGATCAAATTCATTGATGTCCTGGGCGCTCGAGCCACTATACACGTCTGCTATTATACTAACCATGCCTTTTGATATAAGCGCAGCTGAGTCAGCGCTAAAATATATTTTATCATCAACAAAGTGTGGTACTAACCATGTTTGTGATTGACAACCTGGAACTTCAAATGATTCAACTTTATGCTCATCATTCATCGGCATGGAATTTTTACCAAAGTCCATAATCCAAACAAACTTGTCTTGATCGCCGTCTATATTATTTAGTATTTGTACGTATCTTTCTAACTTTCTTTTTATCACTCTTCTTCTTTCTAAATAATTTCATCCAATCCAACCTCGGACCAAAATAAATTGCCTTATATTTCTTTCCTAACCAGTCATAGTCCCAATACCACTGCCAGACGTGTTTTTCCACTAAAACCCCGGGATGAATCCTACCACCCATGTCCTTAAACCCCGATACCGGGCAATTATGAAGGTTTTTATTTCCCAGAAAACCGTCGTTTTATCCTTAGGGTCCCAAACGTCCATTATTTAGGCTTTTCCTCTTTAAATTGATTTAACGTCCAATCTGCCTGTGCAATAGCTCCTTTTATGCCCATCAAAGTTGCTTCCATATTAGCAATAGCTTCTTTTCCCTCTTTTATTTTAGCAACAAGATCCTCATGTTGCTTTTGTAGATCTGATTTTCTTTTATCAATATCTTCTTTTTTCATTAACCTCTCCTTCCGGTTTTTTTATTTCTCCACTTAGCAGAACGTTTCTTTCTTTTCTTTCTACCAAGCTTTCTTCTTCCTCTGTGTTTCGCTAGTCCTACCTTAGCCACTATACTCCACACAGTCCTTCACATTCATCTGCAAATTCCTCATCAAATGTTTCACCAAACAAGTTACCTTGTGCTTTTGGTTCTAAGAAGTTAATGCTTCTTAAAGGTTTAGCTGATTTATGTAAAAATAGCTCTGATGTTGTATTTTTCAATCCATGTCTTATCTTATCATCAACTTCACATGCATCTTCAAAATCTTCTGGGTAATTCTTCTGCATATTTTTCCATTGATCATTATGATGATAAGGACACCCAATACATGATGATTTACCAGGCATAGGATGTTTCTTTATATCACGATACCACTGAAGACAATCCATACGGGACATCTTCATTTCTATTAAAGGCCAACGTGATGTTAACCATGGAAGTCTAGCGTTTTTCATACGCATAGCTTCATCTGTTGATATACCTATCCACTGTTCTACTACTGTTCCTTTCTTAACTCTATGTCTTGGTTTTACTCCAAGTAATTCTCTCATTTTCTTTTGAATAGGAATAACTTTATAATCATGTGTACACTGACGATAAAGCATCCCTACTCTTCCACCATTAGGTTGCGCAGCAAAAAGTGGTGGATTTGGTACGCGACCAGCAAACGATTTACTCTCTTCATTTGACCCTGGAATTGGGTTCGCTGCACGGATAAGATCCTCACGGATATTACCACGTTCTACAGTAATGATTGGACAGATCGTTATTGCTTTCTTTAAATATTCTACATGCTCATATACAAACTTAGGCTCCCACCCAGTATCAGCAAAAATCATGTAGTCTGGTTTATGTTTAGTTAATCCTTCTTGTGCCATGAGTGCAAGACAGGAAGACTGAACCCCTGCCCCGAGTGATAACACACGCATTGTTGGTTCTTTTTTGTTTCCTTCTTCATCAAAATATTCTGGCTCTTTTGTAGCAGCAACTGCTGCCATTGTGTTAAGCTGTTTTTTATTTGGCGCCATTTTACTTGACATTTGTTCCAAAAGTTTTCTTCTCTCATATTCCATCTGCTCCGCGTTAATAGCAAAGTTATTCTTTTTAATTGCTGCTCTTGCTTTTCCTTGGGCTCGGTACCCGGGTTTTTTAGTCTCTGTCATAGGCCTCTAGTTCGTTAATTGTTCTGATGATTTTTTGCGTATAATATATGTCTTCTGCATAGATTGCAAGTGTCATTGCTAATTTTTCTAAGTCAATTTCATCGCTAAAATGCTGGTTTATTCGTTCTTCTCTAAACTCTTTATAATGATGATTATTATTTAATAATTCAATATAATAGGATATGGATTCGCACTTAGTCTCAAAGATCCTAAGCCCCCAGCTCGCATTAGGTTTATGAAGTGGCTTTAGTTGATCATCCGACGAGTCGAAAGTGCGGATCCCAAGGAGGTTATTACCTTTTACAGCAAACCTGGACCTACCCCATTCAGATTCATGTATAGCTTGTGCTAAAACCAAATTTACAGGAACTCTTTCCTCTTCTGAATATAAAGAATTATGATGCACTACACACGCACGTACATCCTCTATAAATTCATCATTGTTTGTATAATCCATAACAGGATTAAATGATAAACACACTATTAATGTTGCACATATCCAGTTCATCCGCCCCAACTTTCTCCTAAATCAATATCAGTCTTAGAAGGAACTTCCAGCTTAACACAGGTCTCCATAACTTCCTTAACCTCATTCGCTTGTTTCTCGTCCTTAACAGAACAATCCAATTCATCATGTACTTGAATAAGTGGAATAATACCTAAATTTTCATACACGTCAACCATCGCTTTCTTAGTTTGATCTGCAGCTGAACCCTGGATTAATCTATTAAGTGCCTTATATGTACCGTACCTTTTAATAGCTTCCCCATATTCAACCTTAGCTTGATTCAATGGTAATGGTTTATGTACCCCCCATTGTGTTGGTTCCCATAAATCAAAACGACATTTACGACCAAGTAATGTACGAATAACACCTTTAGAATTAGCTCTATTCATAACAGCCTCTAGCATTCCTTGCATAAAAGGAACTTTCTTTCTAAAGTCTGTTAGCATCACCTTTGCTTCTTGAGGCTCTAAATCTAGCTCACGAGCTAATTTATTATAGCCCATGCCATACATAACCCCTAATCCAATAGTCTTTGCCAATCGTCTTTCACAACCTGCCATATCGGCCGTTTGTTGATGAAAATCCAAATCTTTTTTATGGTACGCCTCTTTTACTTCTTTAGCACCCGGTTGGTCCACGAGGCACGCCCAATGTGTTAATAATCTTGGTTCTTGTTGTGAGTAGTCTGCTTTAAGCCAATACTCTCCTGGTTCTGGTATAAATAATTTCCTAACATCTTTAGCAAATTGTCCACGACTAGGAACCTGCTGTAAATTAGGATGATTATAAGAAAACCTGCCAGACACAGTACCCCCAGTATCAGATCTAATTTGATTGATGTGAGCATGTATTCTATCGTGCTCTGAATAGTTCATTAATCCATGCAAGAATGTACCTCTTAACTTATTTAATTCACGTGCCTGCATAATTAATCTTGGCAGTTCATGTGGATGATCTGTCAAAAACATTTTAGTAAATGACGGCGCATTAGTTTTATCTGTTCTTTCATAAGGCAAGTTTAAAGCATCAAAAGCTTTTGATATTGATGCCGCAGCCCATATTTCTATATCGAGATTAGTTAAATCTTTAATACGTTTCATTAACTTTTTCTCTTTATTATAAAATTTAGTCTCTAACTTATGACATTTCTCAGAATCAAATCTAACACCACGTTGTGTCATTTTGAAAATAACATGAATCAATTTACATTCCACATCATATACTGTTGTAAGATTATCTTTAACAATCTCCCATGATAATTTTTCATGTAATTTATATGTAAGATCAGCATCTGCTTCTGCATATTCACCAACAAACTCTGCGGGTAATTTATACATTTCAGATTTTGGATCTACACCAAATGCATCAGCGGCTTCTTTAAGTTTTTGCTCATTCTTAAATTCACCTAGATATTCATGTACTATACTATTAAGTGTATATGAGTATCTATTCTCATCTATGAGAGCTGCTGCTACCATGGTATCATGTATTCTACCTTTAACTTCTATTCCTAGAACACTAAGCCACCCAATATCATATTGTGCGTTATGAAATATTTTTTCAATTGAATCATCTTCACATATAGATTTAATATATTTTACAATCTTATCTTCATCCATGTTACCACCACCATCGTGGGCAATAGGATAATAAGCTTTAAAAGAAGCTGTTGCCATTGCAATACCAATAACTTTTCCTCTTTTAGCTGGCCACCCTGGGCCATGTTTCACGAGCTCTGGATCACATGTCTCCAAGTCAATCGCTACACGTCCTTCTATAGATGGAAACTCCGTGGGTGCTACCCATTGTGAAGTCACTGATTTAAAAAGATCCTGTGTCATTAATTTCTCCTGCTATTGCTGCATAACCACACATATCAATGAAGTTATCCATGTTGTTTTTCTTGCCTTGAGTATTTCTTGATATTTTTAATAACACCATCATCAATGCTACATCTTCAGCTGTAATACTAGCCATGGGTTGTAACTTTTTATCTAAGTAGATATTCCAAAACTCTGCAATTTCTGCATGGTTCTGAAACGCATCTCCGTGAGATAAATTTCTATCTTTTGATATTATTCTACTAGCCTCAGTTAATATTTCTTCTTTAGTCATGCTACTTTTAGATGTAGCTAATCCACTGCTAAAACTCATATTATGAATCCTCCTTCTCTTTGTGGTTGTACTATATGTAGTTGGTTACGAGCGCGTGTAGCCCCTACATAAAATACACGGCATTCATCATCTGAATCTTTTTCCATTGCTTCTTGTGACTTCCTTGATAAGTCTGTAAGCAACATAACATTATCTGCTTCTCCTCCTTTTGCTCCATGAATAGTGCTAAGATGTACTTGTGGATCTTTTGATACACTTCCTCTCATTTCTATTGCACGTAAATATTCTTTATCTCTATTTCCTACTTTATCAAATGCTACATCCCATGGTCTACCAGCCATAAGTAAACCGTGATGCATAACTAATTCTTCTAATCCGTATTCTTCTTTATCTGCCATTCTTAAATTCTTATGTCCTCTTTCTATACCAATTAAAGATGACATATAAGAGTAAATATTTTTAATATCAGGCAATGGAACAAGTTCATCTTTATTTAATTTCTTCCAAGCCTCCACTGCGTTTAATAATTTAGTTGATACAGGTAATTTATTATTTCTTTTATATAACATACCCTGTAATCTTATATCGCGCTCTATTTCATCAAGCATATAATTAGTCCTCGCCATTACTAACCAGCTACCAGGTTCTTTTAAATCAACTCCTTCTGGATAATTGTGATATACAACCACACCACTCTTATCTGTGCCTTGCCATTGTTTAGCTCTTCTAAATTTTACACGATCAATAATTCTTTTAGAAACATTTTGTATAACTTTAGAACAACGATAAGATTGTTTAAGTGTTTCTATCTCACCTGGTAATTTAATAAAATGTCTAACATCAGCTCCGGCCCAGGTATATATAGCTTGATCATCATCACCGCATACATAAACTTTTTTAGCATTTTGAGAAATCTTATCTACCATACGCCATTGTAATGCACATAAATCTTGTGCTTCATCTATAAATACTACATCTAATTTAGGAACCATTCCTGATTCCAAATACAATTCAATCATATCTGTAAAATCAAATATTTCTTTTTTCTTTTTAAATTCTTCTAGTGATCGCTGAGCTCTAAGTAATGCATGCCATGAAATATCTTGTAAATTAGAATGATTATAATGATGCTCTAATTCCATACATTTCATTCGTGATAAATTAACCTCATTTATCAATATGTTATCAGTAGTAAATACACCCCCGGAATCATTACCATCAGTCACAGATCCTAGATCCATACCAAACGCTTGCGCAAATTCTTTATAATTATCACGTGACATAACTTCTGCTTTAGTTAAGCCAAGCTGATGAAATGCAAATGAATGCAACGTTCTAAAATAAGGAAGATGTTGTTCTTCTAAATCAAACTTCTTCATTGCCCGGTCACGAGCCTCGGTTGCTGCTTTCTTAGTAAATGCTAAAAAAGCAATACGATCTGGTGGTGTGCCACGTGCCAATTCTTCTTCCACACGGTTCAATAATGTATGTGTTTTCCCCGTACCAGGAGGACCTAGTATTATTTTAGTCTTACTGTGCATGCTCCATCCTTATCTACAAATATAAATTTCATTTTTAATTTCTTTTGTTCTTGGGTTAATCTTCTACATATACGTGTTCCTGGTTTCCAAGTCTTACGATAACTCTCAGTCTTTACATCAAATATTTCTACAGCTCCTTTTTCATTTATTGCTATGAGGTCAGCAGGTCCAACTCCATATAAGTTTTTAAAAACAAAATAACCTTTCTCTATCAAATACAATATAGCTATCTGTTCACTTTTCATTCCTTTTTTTAATTTAGAAAGGTGCACTATCTACCTCCTTTATATCAAATGCTGAGTCTTGTTGCTGATATGCAGGCACGCCCCACACTCTCACTGTTCTACCTTTAAGATTATATTTCTCACTCTTACCTTTTAAATGTCTTAGTGCTTGTACTAATTGACCTGTATTAAAATAAGTAAATTTATTTCTTGTAAGATAGTCCTGTAGATCTTTTAATCTAAACCAAGTAATTCCATCTTCTGTCCATGGTTTACGTAATAATAATTCATCTCTATTTAGAGCCTGGGCACGATCAGTACAAAACTCCTGGAGGAAAGCTTCAAACTGACCGGCCAAAGACCCATCATCAGAAACAGGAATCTTGATAAGATTTTGCATCAATCTTTCAATATTCTCCTGCCATACTGACTGTTTTACTAGAGGAGGCATATGATTCAAACTGTTCATACATTTCTTTTGAAACTTAGTTTGTATCTGCAACTCCTCTGTTTGTAATTCCATACGTGCATCTCCAACATCCAAAAACCATACTGGTGGATCTGTTTCTAGCTTTGTTAATGCACTAAACTCTAATGATGAACCATTACCACCTATACCATACTTTCTTCCTCTACATACTTTAGCATTGCAGTAAGAATTAATAGGTGGCTCTTTACATCTATAATTATATTCTTTTTTCTCTAATTGTTTTTGTACAATTATAACTTCCTGGGCCGCGAGCGGAGGTGTCATATAATTGCGATTATATTCTTCTAATAATGTTTTCCAATTATCTGGATCAAACTTACGTAAATAAACTCCAATATTAAATAGACCATTGTTTCGTGTACCTTCTGGAAATCCTTGTGTACATAGTTGCTGTAGACACGGTGGTCCATCCTTTATGACGTCCCCGGATACTTGAATTGCAACCTCGTCGGTTCCGCTTACAGAATATTTATTATATAAAGAAATGAACTCTGGCAATGACGCCGCCGTTCCATCATCTTTATAGGCATACCTCGTTGTATTTTTTGAATTATAATATGGAAGATTTAGGAAATTACCTAGATCTCCTTTTTCTATTAGTATGGTTGATTGCTTGGGGAATACTTCTACAGAAGAATATCCGAGACCAGATGCAACCTCTCGTAATTTCTCTCGTATTAATTTGGCGGATACTGGGTTTTTAAAAAATAAAAATAAATGTAGACCACCACTTTTAGATCTACATGGAACTAATGGTAATTGTAATTTTCTTATATTATTAATTATTTTACGATAATCGATAGGATATGTATCGATATCAATACATCCCCATTTAGCAGTATTATCTGCCCTAATAGGAATGATCCCTAAAGAAGGACCATTTCCATTAAGGTGTTCTGTCCATAATTCATCATTAACTTCTTGCTTGACAATATAGGATTTACCCTCTTGCTTACCGTCAGCACGTTTCCCTTCGGATTGGTGCTGACCATAAGCTACGTCTAAGCCTTCAAATATATTTTTGAATTCTTCCACTAAACCTCCAGTTTAGAAGACTACCTAAAATGGTACGTCTTCGTTGCTTTCTGTATTGTTAGATTTTGGTGCCTCTTTTACAGGCTCCCCCTCTACAGTAGGTTTAGCTTCGACATCTCCTCTTGATGCTGCGGTTGAAAATGATTTTGCCTCATTATAAATATCAGCATCCTCAACTTGACCTGCTTTCTCAACTTGATATCCAAACCAACTGCCACGATCATTAGATTCGCTAACAGTAGATAGCTTATAAATGACTGCGTATGTTGGTGGAGTAAAACTTCCCGATGGACCACTAACTTTTTGTGTCAACATCAAGCTATTCCAACGTCTGCTCTTTTTTAATTGAGTAGATGTCATGCTAATAACAGCTTGTGACCACGCACCATCTTTTCCTTGTACAAGGACATAATGATATGCGGTTGTTGCAATGTAATTACCACTAGGTAATACATCTTTAAAAGTGACCTGGTCACGTTTAGTTTTAGATAGAATGCCACTATCTGCATGATGGGATTCAACGAACCCTCCACCTTGCTCACGTGGTTTCCATTCTACATATCGTAGTTGGTAAAGAACAGGAATCACGTTAAGTGAATCGCTGACTTCTTGTGAGACAGTATTATAGAACTGTCCAACTTTAGCGCCTTCAACATGTTCCGCTTTTGACGGATTAAGTTGAGGACTATTGGATTGTAGTATGTTGATGTAAGGGATTGCAATATCTCTTGACATGTCAAGATTACCGAAACCGCTTGCATCTTTAGAATCACTAGCAAGAACTGCTAGATCTAGTTTTGCCGCTTTAGCGACTGCTTTTGTTTGTGCCATATGGCCGTTCTCCTTTAGTCTTTTATCGTTGTTTTTTGTCCTACGAAAGCGCCTAACAAATCCATAGGTAATGCTTTACCTGCTTCATGTTGCTCTCGTATGAATGCGCGAAGGGTGGAAGGTTCGACCCATTCACGTTGTGAAGATTGATATCCCTTTTCATTTAAAGTATCAATCAATCCTCTAGCTTTCTCATCTTCATCCCTCCCAAAGCTACAAGAAACTTGGTTCTTTATTAAATCACCAAATCCATTGTCTCTTAGCCAATTAAATGCCGCTTCTTTTTTAGCTTCTTTAATAGAAGCACCATAGTAATTGGAAACTTTTAAGTGTCTGCCATCTGCTAGTTTTAACTCTGATAACCCAACTTCTGAAAATAAATTAGGTAAAACATTTTCTGACAAATGTTTTTTATAATCTTTTTTCTTTTTAAGCTGATCCTCTAGGTCAGAAATCTCTTTATCTGTATCTGCAACATCATTTGCAACAGCACCAATCTTACCCATGTTGTCCTGGGCCGTGGTCCCCGCATCTTGTTGCATTTGTTTTAGTAGTTCGTTCATTTTAACCTCTCAAATCTATTTCTAAGTCGTAATATTTCTTTTCATCGCGGTCCCACTTTAGAACTTTGAATTTTCCTCTATTCATTTCGCTAGCAATCGCACCAGCAAGTGCAATTATAGCAGGATCACCAATTAATAACAAGTAGTCATCATCACAAAATGTGGATAACTCTTTTTTTAATTTATGAGTAAGTGGTCCAGAGGATAAAACTATTTGTTTATTATCCGGAAGTAAAACTTTTAAATCACCAAATTTCTCAGCAGATCTAATATTTCTTCCCATTTCTTGTAAAACGTAAACTGTCATAATTTTATTTCTTGATTTGTATTATAACATGGTATATAATTAAAAGCAAGAATTAAGAAATAAAAAATGTATAAATTTAAAACTAAGCCATATGAGCATCAAAAAGATGCATTAAAAAAGTGCTGGAATAAAGAAGCGTTTGCTATCTTTGCTGAAATGGGTACAGGTAAATCTAAAATAGCATTGGATAATGCATGTATTTTATATAACCAAGGAAAGATAGACCGTGTTTTAATAGTTGCTCCAAAAGGAACATATATGACATGGGTAGACCAGGAAATACCAACACATGTTCCAGATTATGTAGAAAAACATGTTGTTGCTTGGAAACAATCCACAAGCGCTACTTATAAACAACAATTAAAAGATATTAAAAGTGCAGATGATTTTAGATTTAAAATAATGGTAATAAATGTTGAAGCATTATCTACAAA